AATGATAGCAATCCCGCTGCAATTCCAAACCCAAAACCCCAAGGGATTACCGCCGGTTAACGCCCATTAATATAACCCGCATAAAAAAACCCCCCCGCCGACTAGGGCAAGGGGGGCAAGGCTGGGGCGGGTTTATAGGGAGGATAGCAACAACCCCCGCCCCATGGTTCGCGGCTAGCTGTTCGCGGGAACCCCGACAAGCTGCATTGCGCGGGTGAATGGGTCGCGGTCATCAAAGGTTCTTATGAATGTTGGCTGGGTTCCATCAAAGGTAGCCAACCCGCTCTCTAATTCCCCGAAGCGGTTCGCGGCTGCCATCAGTTCTGGGCAATGTTCATCCAAGATTGCCCGCTGGTTTAAATCCATAGATGCAACGGCGGAGTGCAAGCTTTTCACCGCACACTGCAACGCAAAGATACGGGTATCAACAATGCCGACATTCTGGAGATAAGTTCTAAAAGACATGGTTCGGTTTCCTTCTCTAAAGTTAATGGGGACAAGCTGCCCCGTCCCCATTGTTATTACATATCTGCAGCTATGATGCAAGCCGGTAAAGTTTCCGGTATTCACTGCGCCCGCTGCCCTTGGTTTCTATCTGGTAACCATGCCGCCGGATATCGTTGATATAGGTCATCAAAGTCCACCGGCTATAGCCAAGCAATCCCCGCAAATACGGAACATTAACAAAACCCCGCTCGAGTTCTGCAATGATGCGATAATGTCCCCTGCAAAGATTGCGCGGGTTCTTCACCTGTTCGCGGCTGGTATCTTCCCCGCTGCGGTCTTCAAATATCCGCAACAGTTTCTCGCCCCATTCCTTATCGCGCTGGGCATAGCTGGCCTCTAGTTCGGCAACATAACCGCGCCAAATGCGGGTCGCCTCTTCTGTGGCCTTTTCCCGCTCATCGGCACGGATAGCCGCCTCAGCGTCAACAAGGTCATTAGCAAGTGATGCGCGAATTGTTTCGATTGATTTAGTCATTTCGTGGTTCTTTCTGCCCATCGGGCGTTGGTTGGTTTAAGCAATGAAGACCGCATATATTATCGAGATTATCAACAGCACGGTCAGACTGCGATAAATTACATAGAGAGCTTCCATTTGTGTTTATCCTAACAAAATCCAAAGCATCAAGAAAAACTCTAGCGGGGTCATGCTGCCAACTTTCCGGCAAAGCCCAGCCATGCCTCAGACTGTATAAGGTCACGAACAGCAATTGAGTTATCGAGCCGTTTCCTTTCTTCCCTGCCGCCTTTGTTCGCGTTTGGTAAATGGGTTGACCAATGGGTCAAAGCATTAAATGCCGCCCACATGGTCTCACCTAGTTCGCGGGTTTCTTTGCTGTAAAGGTCGAGCAATGTTGCAAGCTTGCGCTGGTTGACCTTCAAATCGTCATTATTTTCGGCAACCTTTCCCGCCTTATCAATCAAACCGGAAGCAATCAAAACATCATTAAATTGCTTTTCGGTCATGGTTTTTTCGCGGTAAAGCTGCATCGTTTCCGATTGTTCAGACCACATATCTAAACCTAAAACGCCTTTTGTGATTAGGGCTGCGCTATTCATGTTTTTTGTATGTTTCATTTTCTGGTGATAGGCCTTTTCCCCGCCAAAAACCAAGGTATTGCGGCACAAGTCACGATAAGCCCCGCTGAATACCTGCAATGTCCAAGATTTATCGACACTATTGAAGATATCCAGACGACACCGGCTCACATCCTCTTGACCTGTTCTCGTCCGGCTGCGGTCGATTAAATCGTGAAAATAGATTGTCCGGTGAACACGCAAACCCTCTTGATATATCCGGTCGCAAACTTCCACATTGCCTAGTTTATCCCGCAAACCGGAACCGCTCAAAATGTCGGATTGTTCCTGCATTAGTTCGTGGTGAGGTTTTAAACTATAGGTTTCAAGATTAAACGGTACAACATCAACAACCCGATTTGTGCGGGTATTTTGCAAAGCGTGGTATTTCATGCGCTGCATATCAACAATGCCATCTTGGTCAGTGGTGACCGCTTCCACCGGCACCGGCTCGAAGCTGGCGAATTCATGGTAAAGACTGCAATCATTTATATCGTGATGAACGCTAAAAATATCCTCGCCTTTTGGTCTGGCGTTTTCGATTGCTTTGGTTGGTATCAAATCAAACATGGTTAATGTTCCTTCTACTGGTTGTTGGCATGGTAATTGCTACCAGCCTTGATTTGTTTATGCCAGCCCCCGCCAAACCGGTCAACAAAAAAAATCAGATAAAAAAATGGTGACAGCCCCGCGACTCGCTGCCACCGCCGCCCATGCCGCGCCCAGTCCCCCCGAACCACCAAGGATACCGCAAACGCACACAAGCCCCAGAAAATTATTTGACAAGGGGGCATTTTTGTCAATGCGTAACAAACAAGATTTGTTTATCCGGTGCTGACCAACACAAGGTACAGGTCGCGCACGATTCCGCCGCGCCGGTTTGTTCAGGACAAACAATAGATTTTCCTTTGGTCGGCTTGTACAGGTCGGCACTGTTCGCGCTGAATTGCCAATCCGGTGCGTTGCTATAGCGTACGGAAAAACGTTCACCGAACACGCCGCGAACCGCACGGAGGGCAAGCCCGATATCACTATTTGGCGCATAGCCGGTGAAGCCCCAAACCGCCAGATTATCAAATTTAGTCAAGAGATGCTGCCACAGTTCGACATAATCGACAGAATAAAAATCCCCTAGAACATGCAGCCGGACAATCACCCCTTTATAGGTGGCGCATAATTCTTCTATCTCATTTTTTATGCGCTGCTCTAATTCGCTGCCATGCTGCAACCGGTGCGCGAACATCATATTGTTCCCGTAACAATTATCCCAATGGTAACAAGAGCGGGGACAGGTGGCGCGTTCTTCTAGTGTCAGGGTATAAATGACATAGCCCGCGAACTTGCCTTTTTTAATTACAGGTAATTTATCTTTTGAAAGCTTCGCATTCTTGGATTGCTTTAAAACATTGTGCGAATAATCCGCCAGCAGTTTAACGGATTTGGGATACATTGTATTAGCTGGCTTGTTTACATCTGCTTTTTTCATCGGTTCGGTTCCTTTGTTGGTTAGTTAGTTTGGAAACGTTACGGATAAAATCCGGTATGGTCAAGCGGTAAAATTCGCTGCCCTTGTCTTTTTAAATAACATTCGGGACAGGAAAGCAAACCATTCTCGTTAGTCATGGCTGGTTCCCCGCAATCATCACAACGATATGCGGGGTTTAGCGTGGTTGATTTGTCACGTTTTAGCGTGGGCGATTTGTCAAAAGTTTGGCGTGTAGAATTTGCCATCGTTCAGTTCCCTTTTTAGCGTGGCTAGTTTGTCACGTTCGGCATTTGTCACCGGTTCACCGTTCCAGTCTTTGTCACTGATTTGTCTGTTCAAGGTTCGCCATTTGTCAGCAACGTTTGTCAGGCGTGGGTCATTTGTCGCGTTGGGATAGCGTGGCGTTATTGTGCTTGTCATATATACTTACTCCAGTAGTTGTCCCAAGCTTCACGCAACATATCAGCATATTCTCTGTCGTTATGCAAGCCCAAGAAATCGCGGTGCGGTTCCATCTCTTGCATGAACTCACCAAAGAATTCGCAGTTGCCTATCTTACTGTTGGCAAGATACCAAAAGTCTTCTTCTAGTTGCATTGCCCAAGCTTTGACCTTACCCATTGCAATTCTCCATGTACCACGTTTTGAACCTATGGTAAGCCAGTATTTTGTAGGCTTCTAGGTCGAGGGTTTCCCATTCCTTGAGGTCAAGTCCCTCATATCTAAAACGGGTTTCCATTTCGCCATCCAGCATTACCATTATGGCGTTAGCTTCTGTGGGCGTTAATTCTATCCAAAGTTTGGTTTGTTTAGCCATCGTCTTTCCTCAATCGTAGTTATAATACTTGATGTATTCGCACAGTCCCTTGTGCGCTTCTTGAATAGCACCGTATATGTCATCTAACTTGCTGTCAACTATGTCTGCATCTTGCAGGATTTTTTCTGCTTCAGAGATAGCCCGCAAAGCATCCAAGCAGGATTGTGCGGTGAGGGTGTGCAATTCCCCTTCACCGTCACACTCATCACACTTACCGTAGGTGCTATCTATCCAGCCACCGTTCGCAAAGTCTATGACCGGTTTGTCATATTCGGCAACCCCGCTGCCGTTGCACACAAGACAGGTCTGTCTAGTTGTCAAGGTCATCATCGTCATCTCCAAATTCTGGAAACATATAATCAGCGGTATCACGGATGACATCCCAGTTGATGCCAATGGTTGCGTCGTGCTGCGACTTCAGAGCAAACAAAACCTCTAGGGCTTGGTCGTCTGTTAGCCAATCACATTCCACCTTGACATCATCCACAGACCAGACGATTGCAATTTCTTCATTACTTAGCTGCATCTTCGGTTCCTTCTTCTATTAACTCAGTTGGCATTTTGTCCCATTCACTAAGCCGCATACGAAACTTCTTGTTTTGTATCGGGGTGCAAACGCGAACCCACTTCCTTCCGACAACAGCCCAGACGAGCCGTGTGCCGGATACTGGTAATCTCATATCATAGAAATCCACACGGTACAACTTTGCCGTGTTCCATGTGGCTTCTTTTGGTTTAGGTATATTAGTCATCTGCTCTATCTATAGGCCAATCACTAAGGCTTCCATGCTCCAACGCCCAAAGAACTTCGGCATCATACCCATCGACTAGGGCTACTGCCTCTCTCAAGGCTTTTGCTTCTGCCTCATCGAAACCATCCGCGTTGACAATTACCTCACGTTCGGTTGTCATGCGAACTCTGACTTTGTAGTCGCCACGATTACTCATCACTCATCTCCTACTCTTCAATCAGGGATTGGGCAAGACGATGATAAGCATCATCCATCTTAACGATATCATCGAACGTGGGATGACAAAGTTCGCGATAGCTAGATTCTAGGTTGCACCACGCTTCTGCCACCTCTTTTAAAGCCCCCTTCTGTTTTGGGGAAAGCTTCTTCCAAATTTCGAGACGATTCTCTCTCATTATTTCCCACTCAGTCTTCTGTTTTTTAGCCATTTCATTTCTCCATCGGCTGTTGATACATAACCAATATCGGAAACAAAAAGGGGTGTCAACAAAAAAAAACGAGGCCAGAAATAAATCTGACCTCGCTTCCCAACCAACCAAGGAAACAAAGGGTAACCACTCCCCCTGTTCAACCCTACGAACTTAAATTTAAAGTACAGACATTACTGTCACGCTTCATAATTTAAGCAACCTCGTAAGGTGTCCCTAGTTTTACCAGCTTCTCACGGTTGTTGTCAACCCACTTTTTACAATCATTTTCACTTTTTCCCACGAACACGGAAATGTCCAGTAAGTAATCTACACAATCTTTTTTCTTCACCAGTTCGCGGTCAGTCTCTCCGATTCGAACAGATGAGATAGGTGCATTGACAATCCACGAACCGTCTTTGCGTTGCCATACTTCAATGGTAGGTTTCTTAGTCTGTAGAGATGTTTGCGTCATTATCTTCATCCAATGCTTCAACGTAAAGTTCGATTGCGTCACGAATTAAATCACCTGCACTAACTTGCTCCAAGCTTTTCTTTTGCAATCGTGCAGCGTGTCCTGCTATTTTATTGTACTGTTCAACAGACATCAACAAACTATATGTCTTTGTCGGTTCAGGTATCTTTGCTGGTCTTCCCATCAATAAGTTCCTTCTTTGCTAGTTTATCTAATTTAGATTTCTTTTTATTCGGAATAGTTTTATTCCTATACTTACTATCTCCTAATAGTTTAGCTATAGGGTTTATTTTAATTATTTTATTCATAATAGGTTTACCTGTATGGTTACTGTTCATAATGCGTATCACGACTGTCAAGTGTTCGTCAACTAAAAAAATACTATTGACACGATTTTTTTTGTGGGGTATTTGTCATGGCATAGGAGAAGCCCATGACAGCTTGGTTAAAAGATTATGTGAACGGTTTGTCAATAGCATCGGAAGGTCGTCTGCGGATGGACTGCCCAGCTTGTGGCAAGAAAAATACGTTTAGTGTTTCGGATACAAATGGTGAACGCTTGTGGTTTTGCTTTCATGCAGACTGCGGGGTTCGCGGGCGTACTGGTTTTCGAATCAGAAGCGACACACCATACCATCCCCTGTTGCGAAAGACAACACCAGTTCGCGAACCACTTTGCGAACCGGAGTTCCAGCTTCCCGATACTATTGTCCCTGTGTCGCGCAGTGAAGAAGCCGTGCGGTACTTGAAGAGGGTCAATGCCTATGATGCGTACCTTGCGGGGCGTGTCGATATTCGTTATGACTTCAGAATGAACCGTGTTGTTTACCTGATTAAAGATGGTAGGCGAACCGTTGATGCTGCTGGTCGTAGTTTAGTTAATGCCAAACCAAAATGGTGGAGATATGGAAAATCAGGTAATCCTTTCGTTTGTGGTTCCCAACGGCTGGGAGTTATTTTGGAAGACTGTGCTAGTGCTTGTTATATTTCAGATATTATGTCGGGAATAGCCCTACTGGGAACCAACCTGCAAGACAGTCACTTGCCAACATTGCGGCACTATGATAGATTGCTTGTTGCATTAGACAAAGACGCTACCAAGAAAGCCCTCGAACTGGTTCGAAGATTACAGGCCATAAGGCCAACAAGTTTAGTTGTTTTAAACAAAGATGTGAAAGACATGACAGATGATGAACGAAAACAAACCTTCCAGAAATACCTCGATTGAACTTCAGGTTCTGGGGTTCCTTTTAAATAACAATTTCTATAACAGGGTAAAGAACATTGTCACTCGCGATATGTTCGAGGGACGGTATGCCACTCTGTTTGATACAATCACCTATGCCCACAAGAATTACGGAACGAACCTGTCCCGTGAACAATTGGATTCCCTGTTCATGGACAGGAACCCTGCAATGCCTAGCAGTGCAAAGCATGAAGTCTTTGATATTATTGCACAACTTAGCGAACACGTCAGTGATACAGGTGACCTCGAACTAGATGTAACCAAGAACTTCTGGGTTCGTGACCGTGCGCGGCAGATTGGTGAGAAGGCTATTGCCATCTTCACTGGTGAGTCCGAACATTTTGGCGAACTCAAGACGCTCATCGATATGGTCGAAGATGGTCGTATGTCCGACAAGACAACCTACAGTGAAATGGACAAAGACTTTGTTCAGCTAATAGAAGAGGAGACAGGCGAACCGGACTTTCCCTTCACTTGGGATTTAATGAGCGAACACCTAGCTGGTATGGACAGAGGTAACTTAGGTATTATCTTTGCCCGCCCTGAAGTTGGCAAGACAACCTTCTGTGCCTTTGTTGCCGCCAGCTACATTAAACAGAAACACAAGGTCGTGTACTGGGCGAACGAGGAACCGGCAGAAAAGATTAAGCTAAGAATTATCCAAAGCTTTTTTGGCTTGACACGGGAAGAGATGAAGGCAGGGGCTGATGCCTTGTCCCATCGGTACGCAGAAGAAATTGCGCCGTACCTTACCGTGATGGATTCGGTTGGTACATCGATGGAAGAACTGAACGAGTATGCCCAGCTAAACGAACCGGACGTAATGTTCTGTGACCAGCTAGACAAGTTCAGGGTATCCGGTGAATTTAACCGTGGAGATGAACGCCTAAAGGAAACGTATGTCGTGGCTCGTGAGATTGCCAAGCGTAACAAACTACTGGTGTGGTCAGTTAGTCAGGCAAGCTTCGAGGCACATGACCGGCAGTTCATCGACTATGCTATGCTCGACGGTTCGCGAACCGGTAAGGCTGGTGAGGCAGATGTAATCATCGGTATCGGCAAGACCGGTACGTCAGAGGAAGAGAACACCACACGGCACATCTGCATTTCTAAAAACAAACTCAATGGGTGGCACGGTATGTTTACCAGCCACATTGATGTGCAGCGGGGGGTGTATTACTAATGAATGTCTTGACCTTCGATGTGGAAACAACCCACAAACCCAAAGCCAATGGTTCGACAACTGCCTTGCCATACTTCGGAAACTCTTTGGTTTCAAACGGTTACAAGTGGTTGGGTGAGCCGCACGTTCACTATCACTGTTACTACCACAGTGTTCGCGAACCGCATGAGTTCGCCTTCGAACTGTTCCAAGCTGCTCTTGACAAAGCCGACGTAGTTGTGGGACAAAACATTAAGTTTGATTTATCTTGGATTCGCGACTGCGGATTCGTTTATGAGGGACACGTCTATGATACAATGGTTGCAGAATATATTCTTGCCCGCTCCCAAAGGTGGCCTCTTTCACTTGTTGCTCTTGCAGAAAAGTATAGTGATGTGCAAAAAGAGAAAGACCTCATTGCGCCGTATTTTAAGGAAGGCAAGACCTTCTACGACATACCTTGGGAAATAATAGAAACGTATGGAAAGGCTGATGTCATTTCCACAGAGCAAGTAGCCCTTGCACAACTCGAAGCCTTTGGCACTACATTTGAGGAACTATTCAATGAACAACCAAACACTCTTGCCCACTTTGCGTCTGTCGCTTGAGATGACAGATGTGCTGTCCCGCATCGAACGGAACGGCATCAAGATTAACAGACAAACACTTGCAGACATTCGCCGCGAGTACGAAGACGAACTGTTTACCCTCGAACGCCGCCTCAACGAACTGGCTGCGGAAGCTATGGGTGATACCCCCATCAACTTAGACAGCCCGGATGACCGTTCCAAGCTGTTCTATTCTTGTAAGGTAAAGGACAAGTCCCGCTGGGCTGGTCTGTTTAACTTGGGTCACGAGATTAGAGGGGCGGGTCGCAAACCCAAACGCCGTACCCGAATGAGCCGTACAGACTTTAAACGCAACGTTGTGAACGAGACAGAAGTTCTGTTCAAGACCCGTGGTAGCCAGTGTGCCGATTGCGGGGGCGTAGGGCGTTATACAGCCCGTAAGAAGGATGGGACGCTGGGTAAGGCTATCCGAATCTGTAAGCCCTGTCAGGGGGCTGGTGTGCGCTATACATCAACTGGTCAGGTTGCGGGGTTCAAGCTGGTTCCTCGTGACCCTTATGATGTGGCTGCTGCTGGTTTCAAAACAGATAAGGAAACGTTGGAAAGTATGTTCACATCCCTGCGGGGTGAAGCCCGTGAGTTCGCAGAAGCTTACATCCGGTACAGTGCGGTTCGAACTTACCTGCGTTCTTTCGTTGAGGGCATGGAGAACAACATGGATGGGCAGGGGTTTATCCACACTGAGTTCATGCAGTGTGTCACGGCTACTGGTCGTCTGTCATCCCGCAACCCAAACTTTCAGAACATGCCACGAGGTACTACCTTTATCATCAGGCGGGCTGTTGAAAGCCGGTTCGAGGGCGGGTCAATCCTAGAGGGCGATTACGCCCAGCTAGAGTTTAGGGTGGCTGGTTTCCTTGCGGATGATGAGGGCATCAAGACAGATGTGGATGCCGGAACAGATGTGCATAGCTATACTGCCAGTGTCATAGGATGTTCGCGGCAAGATGCCAAGGCTCATACCTTCAAGCCACTCTATGGTGGTGTGTCAGGTACAGATGACCAGAAACGATATTACAATGCGTTCAAGGAAAAGTATAACAATGTTACCAAGTGGCACGAGTTCCTGCAGAAACATGCGGTAACAAAGAAATACATCCAGCTTCCTTCGGGCAGGCAATACGCTTTTCCTCATGCAAGGTGGACTGATTGGGGTACAGCAACCGACCGAACTGCCATCTGCAACTATCCGGTTCAGGGGTTTGCAACGGCTGACCTTCTGCCTATGTCACTGGTTTTGTTGGACAAACGAGTTCGCGAACTGAACTTGCGTTCGGTTATCTGCAACACGGTTCACGATTCCATCGTCATGGATGTGTACCCCAGCGAAGAAAAAAAATGTATTGACGTGATGGCTGAATGTATGTTAGCTATCCCGTTGGAATCAAAGAATAGGTACGGGATTACCTATGATATGCCAGTTGGTATCGAACTAAAAATGGGTAAAAACTGGCTTGACTTGGAAGAGGTACTTACTGTATAATCCCTTTACGCTAACGCTCATCTAAGGAGAAACGACATGAGCAATGAACTACAAATGTTGAATGATGAAATGAACACCTTCCTGACTGCATTCGAGTCAGGTAACGAAGAAGCCCTCATGGAAATGAGTGGACAGGCTGACCCAAACAATAAGCCGAAGATTGGTCTGCCTAGACTAAACATTAATTACGATACAGAGACAGATGATGGCACATTGCTGAGACGCGGTGCATGGCGTATCTGGAACGGTTCTGCACCTGTGTATGCAGATAAGGTCTTTGTTCGTCCCCTGCTGCGAACTTTCGAGTGGTCAGTGTGGAATCAAGAAGAAGGTAAGTTTTCTTGCAAGTCTGTGCAGAAGCGCAAACTAGCTGGCGACTTTCCTGATACACTAGGCGGTAACAAGTGTGGTCGCCTTTCAAAGCCAGAAGAAGATGCGCTAGGTCAAGACGACCCACGGGTTTTGTTGAGCCGCTCTGTTAGCTGCAATCAGGTAATCTACGGAATCATCGATGCACCTGAAGCAGCATACGCAGATGGTACTGCAGCACCTGTAGAGCAGATGCCGTTCATGGCATACTTCAAGCGTTCGGGCTACCGTCCGGTCAACGACTTCATTCAGAAGCAGCTTACAGACCGTAAGATTCTGATGCACAAGGCGTTGATTGAGTTCACCACAGAGAAGCAGAAGAACGGTGGTGTTGTCTACTGGACACCGAAGCTTGCCTTTGTAAAGGAAGTGTCAGGTACAGAAGAAACTGACAAGCCTTTGATGAAGGACTTTGCCGACACCGTTAACGCTCACAACGAGTCTGTGTTCGCAGAGTACAAAGCTGCTCAAAAGTCTATGGCTTCAGCAGACGACATTGATTTGTCAGAACGTCTGGCTGGCTAGTTATGTTACAACTCGTAGAAGTCCAAGACTTTCTACAGAAAGCGGGGCGGGGGGAGATTGACTCCTCTCGCCTCGAACATCTGATAGAACAGTTTGGCGAGGACTGTAAGGCTGCTATGCGGAAACAGTTCTCTAGCCGTGGCGATTACCGGATTCGTATGTCCGGTGTTGGTCGCCCCTTGTGTCAACAACAGCTTGAAAAGCAGGGCAACAAACAAGACGTTGCCTACAATGATATTGTCCGGTTCGCAACCGGCGACCTCTTAGAAGCATTCGCCATTCTTGTGATGCGGGCTGCTGGCCTAGATGTCGTTGCGGAACAGAAGAAGTGTTCCCTCGAACTGGGTGGGCAAACCGTCAACGGAACCCTAGATGTCATCCTGAACATAGATGGTGAAGAAGAAGTCTGGGATATCAAGACAGCAAGCCCGTGGTCGTTCGAGAACAAGTTTTCTGGACGTGGCGGCTATGACGTTATCAAAGAAGATGACCCGTTCGGTTACGTTATGCAGGGACACCTGTATGCGGAATCGGAAGGTAAAAGGTTCGGGGGATGGATTGTAATCAACAAATCTACAGGTGAGTGGGATTTCGTAGAGGCACCCCGCGAACAGTCTGAAGACCGCAAAGCATACCTAGAGGATGCGAACAAGCGTGTCGAGGCAATCATCAATGACGCACCGTTCAAAGTGCCGTTCCAATCTGAGCCTGAGACAACTACCATTGACAGACAAAAGGTCGAGACAGGCAACCGCCTGATGCCCAAGACTTGCACCTTCTGTTCCTTCAAGACAAAGTGCTGGAAGAATGCAGAACTAGCCCCGAAGATAACATCGAAGGCACGGTTCAAGCCTCACGTCTGGTACACAAAGCTTGTGAAGCGGGAACTAGACTGATGCCGGTTTTGTACACACGGGAGTACCCCCACGAACTGTTCGACTTGAACCCGCAGCTTTACTGTGTGTTCGTGGAGTCACATGAACGTCGTGGGGGTGGTCGTTCTACTGTTAGGGTTCGTGGCTTGGAAATATCCTTGCCCCTTACTTTACGAGACAATTACTCGCCAGACGGTTCCTTGAAGTCAGACACAGAAGTACGGGACATAAAACTCATAGAAGAGGAATTTCAGAACATTGTTCATCACTTGCGACAGGGGTTGGTAGTATGCCTACCGACAATGGAAATCTCAAAAGAAATATCGCAGCTAGAAAAACGGTCCCCAAAAGTAGGACAGTATCTGTTAAAAAGGCTAGAAGGGGTGAAGGCGGGATTTCCGCTGCTAGGATTATGAGGCAAACCCGTTACCGTTCACAGTTCGAGATTAACCTTGCAAGGTCGCTGGCAGAGAAGAAGATTGCCTTCGAGTACGAACAAGCAAAGCTACAGTACATACCCAAGCCGCGAACATATACGCCAGACTTTTATTTACCTGAACAAGATATCTACATAGAGGCGAAGGGTCATCTGGATAAGGGCGACAGGGTAAAGATGCAGCTAATAAAACAACAATACCCCGACTTGGATATTCGCTTTGTATTCGTTCGGGCCACGAACAAGATTTACAGAGGCAGCAAAACTAGCTATGCTGATTGGGCGAACCGTTATGGTTTCCCGTGGGCAGAAGGTAGTGTGCCAGAGGAGTGGTTTAAAAATGACGGATGATAGGGATTATGAAGTTGGTAGCTTGTTGCCTGACCGGTGGTACATCATCTTAAAAAGAACGGACGATGAAAGTTTTAAGATGACAGCATACGATACAACTGCTATACCAGAAGATGAAGATTATATGGACGCAGGGTTCGTGGCGCAGCAAGGGATTGTTGAGATGCTAGAGAACGACTTCGACAGACTCATACAAGCAGGGTTAGCCCGTATATCTTTTATGGAAATGAAGGATACTATCCTACAGGAACTAGAGGATGAGGGCGTGGAGTTCGAACCCCGTGACCGTATAACAAGCCGTGATGAAAACATAGTTAAAGTAGATTTTGGAACAAAGCAATGAAACTAGATGAGTATCAGATGCGGGCAGAAAGCACCGCAGTTTATCCGCAAGAATATAATGTTCTGTATCCGACACTGGGTTTAGCTGGAGAAGCAGGCGAGGTTGCCGAAAAAGTAAAGAAGCTTGTTCGCGACGGTGAACCACACCTTTTCTATAAAGATGATATTGCAAAGGAACTAGGAGATGTGTTATGGTACGTTGCAATTTTAGCAAGAGACTTAGGCTACAGCTTAGAAGAGGTCGCGCAGCGCAACTTAGACAAGCTAGAAGACCGCAAGAATCGGAACATGTTGCAGGGAAGCGGAGACGACAGGTGAGACATGAAGCATACATGAAGATGATGGAAGACGAAAACGAACAGGCCGGTAAGATGGCCTATGGCGGCGTTGATATGGTCAACAGCCCGCCCCATTACAACGCAGCGGGAACAGAGTGCATAGATGCAATCCAAGCTGCAACCCTTGACGGGTTCGAGTATTACCTGCAAGGAAACATAATGAAATACCTTTGGCGATATCGTTACAAGAATGGTAACGAAGATTTGAAGAAAGCGCAGTGGTATTTAAATAAACTATTAGAGGTTCGAGGAGAGAACAAATGAGCAACCAACTACCCACACCGTATCAACAATTCATTCACAAGTCACGCTATGCTCGCTGGATAGATAGCGAACAGCGCAGAGAGAACTGGGGCGAAACTGTAGACCGCTACATATCTTTCATGCTAGAGCAGGTAAAGGATAAGTGCGGTGTCGAACTGTCTACATCTGTTCGCGAAGAGATTGAGGAAGGCATCCTGTCCCTGAAGGTGATGCCATCTATGCGGGCAATGATGACTGCAGGCCCTGCCCTTGCACGGGATAACGTCTGTGGTTACAATTGTAGCTACATTCCTGTAGACAGCCCTCGTGCTTTTGATGAGTGTATGTACATCTTGATGTGCGGTACAGGTGTTGGTTTTTCTGTCGAACGTGAGAACGTAGATAAGTTGCCTGTGATTAGCGACAACTTTAACGATTCAGATACTGTGATTAAAGTTGGTGACAGCAAGCCCGGATGGGCAAAGTCACTTCGCGAACTGATTGCGCTACTCTACGCTGGTCAGGTTCCTTCATGGGATATGTCAAGTGTTCGTGAAGCTGGTGCGCGGCTAAAGGTTATGGGTGGACGTGCTAGTGGTCCACAACCTCTTGCAGACCTCTTTAACTTTACTGTTGAGATATTCAAGAAGGCACGGGGTCGCAGACTGTTCCCAATTGAGTGCCACGACTTGATGTGTAAGATTGGTGAGATTGTGGTTGTAGGCGGGGTTCGCCGCAGCGCACTCATAAGCTTGTCGAACCTCAACGATGACCAGATGGCACACGCTAAGTCTGGCATGTGGTGGGAAACAGAGCCACAGCGGGCGTTGGCGAACAACTCTGTGTCTTACAAGACAAAGCCTGAGATGGGTACGTTCATGCGTGAATGGCTTGCCCTATACGACAGCAAGTCTGGTGAGCGTGGTATGTTCAACCGTGAGGCTGCTGACAAGCAGGTTGCCCGCAACGGTCGTCGTGAAACAGGCCACATGTGGGGTACAAACCCATGTTCTGAGATTATCTTGCGGGGCTACCAGTTTTGCAACCTGTCGGAAGTAGTGGTTCGCGAAATGGATTCCTTGGAAGACTTAAAGGCAAAGGTTCGGGTGGCTACCATTCTTGGAACCTTGCAGTCAACCCTAACTGATTTTAAATACTTGAGGAAGATATGGAAAGACAATACAGAGGAAGAGCGTTTGTTAGGCGTGTCCTTGACTGGTATCATGGACCATCCCGTTTTATCCAAAAATGTAGACAGCAAGCGTTGGCTCGAAGAAATGCGCGAAGTCGCAGTGGAGACGAACAAGGAGTTTGCGAACATGCTTGGAATCCCACAGTCGGCTGCAATCACTTGTGTCAAGCCGTCGGGTACTGTATCACAACTGGTGGACGCAGCAAGCGGGATACATGCAAGGCACAACGACTACTTCATCAGAACCGTTCGCGGGGATAATAAAGACCCCTTAACACAGTTCCTGATTAATAGTGGTGTCCCTGCAGAGCGTGACGTTATGAAGCCAGACTCTACAACTGTCTTTAGCTTCCCTATGAAGTCACCAGACGGTGCCGTTACACGAACACAGATGACTGCCATTGAGCAGCTAGAGTTGTGGAAGACTTATGCTATCCACTGGTGCGAACATAAGCCATCTATCACTGTGTCTGTAAAGGAACACGAATGGATGGATGTGGGGGCTTGGGTCTATGAGAACTTTGACGTTGCCTCTGGTGTGTCGTTCTTGCCTCACAGTGACCACACGTACCAACAGGCTCCGTATCAGGACATTGAAGCTGATGAATACTTGGAGTGGAAACAGCGCATGGAAGTTGTCACGATTGACTGGGATAAGTTGTCTGAGTTCGAAAAGGAAGATAACACCAGTGGTTCGCGGGAACTAGCCTGTACAGCGGGGGTCTGTGAGGTTGTTGACCTGAGTGCGGCATGAACTGCTGGCACTGCAAAACTGAACTTATTTGGGATAGTGATGTTGACAGGGATGATGATTTGTACTACATTATGGTCACATTCCTGCACTGTCCCAAATGTGGCGCAGATGTAGAAGTTTGGTTACCTAACATTGAGGAGAACACCAGTGAGTGAAGAACAAAAAGACATCATCACGATTGATGGAACAGAGTACGATTTTGATACTTTGGAAGACAAGCAGAAGTACATCATCAACCAGATTCGTGATTTGAATGGTAAGATTGCACATGCGCAGTTTGGCATCGACCAGCTTCGAACAGCACAGTCTGCCTTTACGAACATGTTAGTTGCTTCTATCCAAGAGAAGAACGAAGAGGGAGAGGCAGCATGACTTCGATGGAACCAGCAGTCTGTGACCGCAAGAAGTTCGATATCGATTTATCCTACGGCAAGGTTCGCGAACAGCAAGTTGCCGACATGCTTACGGATAAAAAGATTGAGGTCAAATCTGAACGTGGCATGTGGATGAAAACTGGCAACATAGCCATAGAGTACGAATCCTATGGTAAGCCCAGTGGCATAGAAGCAACTGAAGCAGACTACTGGTTCCACAATCTTTGCATTGGTGATGAAACCTTTGCAACCTTGGTGTTCGACGTGCCGTCCTTGAAACGCATCATAAATAATTTAGATTACAAAAAATCCGTGAGCGGCGGAGACAACAACGCTTCACGGATGTACCTTCTGAATCTACAGAAGTTGTTTTCAACAGATGTAATTAAGGCGTACAAAAATGAGCAACAAGCATCCTAAAGCTGAACTCTTTAAGCTTACAGCCCATCTAAATGACAGAGGTAATGTAGAGATGGATTTGGAGTGTGTAGACCCTGACCAGTTTGCTCGCCTAATGGAAAAAGACCTGCCACAGTATGAAGGAACCTTCAAGGTAGCAAGTCTTTTACGTTATTTAAAGTCTGTAGGAGACGAGATGATGGAGAAGTCTAGCCGCTATATTTAGGCGGCTTCTTCTTCTTTTGGCTCTAAGCCTTTTAATTCCGCATCAATCTTATCGCGAATGGCTTTGAGGTATTTAACACGAGCAGCATTTTGCTCTTTCTTTATTTCCTGAATTACAGCTTCACTAACAACCATAACGGGGCTGCGGCTGTAGAAGTTCAGGATATCAGTCAAACCGTACATGATTCTCTCCATTGGTTTGTTGTTGGTTTTGTTGCCATATGGGAGTTCGCGAACCGTTTGTCAACCCTTTTTGTGTGTTTCTTGCACAGTAAATCTAGCCCGTAAACTAGACCCCTTGTGACGCTTATAGCCGTCCTTGGGGTTTTTCATTAGCTGGTATCCACTGCCCTTCTTCATCCAGTGATAGCCTTTGGGTGCCGGAACGGTTTTGATTTTAGTAGCCATTCTTCTTCTTGGCCTTTCCGCCGTACATCATACCCACCACCTTTTTGTCTACAGGGGGTTGCATACCCGTCTGTTCGCGGGGTTGCATTGGGTTGAACATGGTCGTCATGCTTGTCTCTGGGTTCATAGGGCTGCGAACCATTGAGCCATAGGCATAGCCCTTGCGTTTCATGTTTTTCATTGTGCCATCTCCTGAATAGCTTTTCCAGTATCAACTGCCATTTCTTTGGCAACACCCATAAATTGCTTTGTTCTTTTTACAACTGCTTCTCCAACTACTGGAACAGCCGTCTCTATCACCTCTTCTATGGGCATCTCTTCGCCCGTCATCATCATTTCTTGACCTTGCATAGCCAGTTCAGTGAACAGGTAATTCTCTGCAATCTGTTCGAACTTTGAAAACTCTTGGGTGGTCATTAAGTTTGGATTCGCAATCATCTTGTGCAAGATAATAGCAGCTTCCTTGTCTTGAACTGCCAGCTTCATCAAGCTAATCTGTCCTGCCTTTGCTGCAGTAATCATGTATTCTGTAGCAATGTAAACAGGGCTGACGAACCCCTTGACGCCGTTCCACAAACGGCTAACTACACCGGCTTCTGTAATGCCTTTGTAGTCGTTCGTCTGTGTAGATGCGCGAACAACGTGGGTGCTTTCATTCATAACCCGCAGCATGTCCTCTAAGAAAAGGGTGGCATCTTCACCTAGCAGGTCATCCATAGCTTTACGGGTAGCAGGGTCTTCCATAGCAAGCAAAGCATTCTCTGGAGACTGTATTTGTTTGGCTACAAGTTTACCTTCGTCACCTGCTTCACGAATAACCTTACCACCTACAGCCTGTACACCTGCCAGTTCGTAAATTCCCTGAATTGTATATATAGTAGCAATCTTCTGGAAATCTTCTACGGCTGCTTTCGGGTCTTTACCCGCAGCTTTTGCTGTTTGTGTAACAGCGTTCTTGAGCATCTGGATGCCACCACCCTCACCTGAAAGGATGTAGCGGTCTACAAAGTCTTTTGCACTCAGGTCACCAGCAATGTTTTCTAGAAGCTTGGCACCCTCTAGTTCGCGGCGTTCCAACTCTTTGATTTGCTCTGTGCTTGTTTTTTTATAAGCCTTGAACCTATCCTTCAAGCCATCGTACGCTTTGCGAACCAGCGGCTGTTCTTTTATAGCCCGCTGTAAAGACATAGACGCATCTACAGCATCCATCATGTCTACGATAGGCTCTCTGACTATTTTGCCGTCTCCATAATCTATAGGAATTGTCATAGCCTCCATAGTCTTATCCATGTCTTGCATGAACTCATAGCCGCTTTGTCCAGCAAGCGCAGTTGGGCGTGTCTTAGATTTTACCTTTTTATACTTATCAAAAAAGTCGCGGCCCATCTTGGAATACAGAACTTCCCGCATTACATCCCTGAACTGTTCTAATTTTTGGGCACCTTCTGGTGTGGAAGCGTCGAACACATACTTACCATTCTTGTATGTACCGTAGGAATAAACAAGTTTTTCAACAGCGTTTTGTAGGTCTGCAGGCCGACCTTTTGCTCCCGGCATCATAACATCCGACACTGCCTTACCAAACTCATCGAACATTTGAATAGGTTCGAACTTGTCGCGGTAGATATTCCGAAGAGACATGCCACCCTTTTCACCCGCAAGAGTGGCGGGTAGTCTACGCTCACGCATACTGAACAGCTTGTCCAAATACATTGTAGGAGTGGTTGGAACGCCCACGATAGCCTCGTATTCTTTACGAGCAGCAGATATCTTTTCGGACCATTGGGGGTTTGCCTCTTCCACAAAAACATCTAACTTGTCAGCAAAGTTACCAAACTGATATGCAAGGTCAGACTTTCCTTCTTTTGCGTAGCTATCTGCTGTTCTCTTAAACGCACGACGCATCAACTCAAGGTCGTAGGGGTTCGCAACTTTGAACGGGTTAAAATCTGGGTTCCGTTCCATCATTGCAATGGCAAGGTCTAGGTCGTCAGATTTTCGGATGCGGTCAATTTCTCTACCAGAAGCCTTACTTTTAATAGCCTTGTTTAAAAGCTGGTTGCGCATGTCCGCCATGTCTGTTGCACTAAAGCTGCTGTGCAGGATGTTCTCGAACGCTTCCCGCGCCTTTTCACCCGCGCTTCCAAAAAATAGTTCGGATTCAGGACCTAAGAAACGTCTGATACCATCAATGCCGCGACCCGCAGCAAGTTCTTGAACCAATGGTTTTATATCCAATGGGTCTATAGTTTCGGCAAATTTCCGTGCGTCATCATATATTGCATCGCCTTTTGCCCGGATGCTTGCATCATGCCCAAGATTAAAAGTCTCAATGAGCTTGTTTACGGACTCTGTGTGGCCTGTTTGGTTACGCAACCGTTTAGCAGATTTCAATGCCCCGTCGATGCGGTTGTTAATTGACTTGTCCATCGACTTAACAAGAAGGTTCTTGTCCAGAATCTCACCAAGAGAATCTGTGAGGGCACCGCGATAGCTAATCAGGGACGCGATAGTACCGTCGTCTAGACCGTTATCCCCAAAGTTGATGATGTAATCTTGTAGGTTATCTAGGCTCTTTAAACGCTGTTGGCGAGTTTCAACTATCTCATTCTTAATATTCTCCAACCCCTGCCTACGGGCACGAACCCATCCCTCTATAATCTCGCGATTCGCAACGCTGTCTATACCAGCAGTCATCCCAGTTAGCTGTTCCAAGGCATCCTCTGCCAAGGTTATCAGGTTTTGCTGGGCCTTCAAGTTCTCTTCCATATCCTTGATGTCGTATTTGCTCAAGGCTTTTAGGTCGAGGCTTTTGCTGCTGTTTAGCTGTCCTGCAGCGACCAACGTAAGGATACCAGATGTATGTTCGTAAGTGTTTATCATTAGCTCACGAGCTTTTTCCTGTTTAGCAGGAGTATCATAGCGGCTTGCAAACCGGTCAATTAGATTGAAGGTTTCGGCCTGAGAACGCAAAGCGTCGGCTCTGTCTGCAGGTTTTAGTGTTTTATAAAATTCAACGATGGTGCGAGTGTGTCTGCGCTCTACCTCGCTCATCGTGCGTCCAAGAAACTGTTCCATGTTCTCTAGGGTCTTATCAACAAGGATAGGACCGGCAACAGGAATACTTGCAACCACATTGCGAATCATTGTAAAAGGCATAGCAACTTTGCCGGACAAACGACTTGCACCGGCAACAGCCCCCTTTGACCGTAAGTTGCGGGCACCGTACAGGACAGGACGATAGCCTCCCAAACTTGCAAAGATATTACCAAATGCCTCATTTGTATCGGGGCTGTCAAACGGACCATTTTCACGAAAGACTGCTGTTACGGCAGCAATAGCCAAGCTGGTTTCGGTTGCATCTTTGGCGTAAGGCAACAGTCGTCCCGAAAGAAACGCACGGTTGCGAACCCCTGTTAGCTGTTTTAGTTCGGCTGTCAAGCGTCGTGTGTGGTCCTGCTTGGTTAGGCTAACTACACCTTTACCACTTGGAGATGGCAAGTCTACCATCTGTGAAGGGGCTTCAGGACGATTGTTCAGGTTATCAAGCTGGTCGCGAATCTCTGCGATACGGGTATTCACACTGCGAAGTTCACTGTTGGTTCTATACTGTGCAAGCCCAGCGTCAAAGAAACGGTCAGCCTTGAACCGTTTATCATACTGAACCAAAGTTTGTTGAATAGTTTCAGGGTCCGTAATTCCTTGAAGAAGGTTTTTGTATTTGGGAGACTGTGCTGCCCGTTGCATAGATTTTATTCTTTGGGCACCGCCTACAATACTAGCCCCTCCTGTAAGAAGACCATAGAAGCCTTCTTCTCCGCCAAGAACACTAAACTTTTCCCAGTTGTTCAGGGAATTAAAGGTCAAGTCATTTATGTTGTACGCCGCATCTTCGGTAATAAAGTCTTTCTTTATCTTGTTGCCTTTGTCATCAACAAGGAACTGACCTGTTTGGTCTTTTTCAAAAGCGAGGTTGTCATACTGTTCGCCCTCGAACTTTTCTTCTAGGATACCGTGGATAGATTCGTTGTAATACTGAGCCAAGGTAGCAGCAGGAACATTATCACGAACCCAACCCTCAAAATCAATGTAGTTCTTACGAAATTTTTCAGACTGTACTGCGTATTCGGCATTGAACGCATCGGTTCCCGGAAGCGAACCGGACTCCATAATAGATGCAATTACAGGATTAGTTGGGGATTCGGGAACTTTTCCCGGAGTAGACGGAACCCCCATCATCATAATCAAGAAGTCAGGAATCTGTGTTCCCGTGAACCTGCCTGCTTCAGCTAAACGCTGAGCTACTTGTTGAGACACACTGAAATCTATGTTTTCGACAACAATCTGACTAATTTCATCTGATACATTTTGTTTTTTTAATTCCCTTGCGATACCCTTGCGTCCAGTGTAGTTGCGCAACATCTTTGAATAGAGTTCAGGATAATTCTGTGCCTTTGCAAAATCGAACTCGCGGGCTGCTGTTTCCATAGGAAGCACAGGACCTTCTTTAGAGGCAGGGGCAGCACCGGATACGCCATACAAAGTTTCTAGATTTAAAATTAGGGTATCATCACCCTGCAGTTCACCCGTCTGTTCGTTAACTGTAATGTCTGCCACAACTTCTGGGGTAATAAGAATATCACCCAACATGTCATCAGTGCCAGTTGTTTGAATGTTCTTAACCCAGTTCGCAAAACTTGGACGAGTAGCTGCAGTTTCTTTTCGCTGGGCTACATCTTCCATTTCTATTTGCGTTACGGTTTTTGCAGCAGGGGGTGCGACTTCTGTTTCAGAAGGCATAGCCATAGTATTAGGCGCAACAGTAGTTCTGCGAAGTCCTGTTTTTTGGTCTACGGGCAGTTCTCCAACAGTTTTGGCTTCAGCTTCGCCGGGTGGAAGCGTTTGCGTAGCAGCTTCTTCAGCAGTTACCTGAGTTGTTTCTTCTGGAGATAGGATTACTGGAGAATCGTCTTGAGGAAGTTCAGCCATTATTGGTTCCTTTTCCTTCTTTGTTCGCGGAGCAGTCTATTTTCATTAGCGTCTGCAGGAATAAGTCCGTCAGGAGTTTCAACATACCATCCTAAAGGTGGATTGCCGGGTCTTCCTGCGCTAAACACCATATTCTTAGTACCTTGTCCTTCAACGGTAAGGGTATCTGTTATTGTTGGTTTGAACCCTTCGGGAACCGGAACAACTTGCGGACTTTTTAGAACATCAGCATCAACGTCCGCTGGGGCACCTTCCTTCTTGATTTCAGGAAGCGGTGGAACAATACCACGGGCAGACAACGCCCTTTGATTTTTCATCGTTTCGCGAACCTTTTGAACACGAGTAAATGCAATAAGCATCTTGCGGTCCTGAATGTCAATATTGTCCTTGTTGACAAGTTCAGCAAGAGGCTGCATGTCAGCTCTTTTCTTAACCAAAACATTCAAGGTTTCTTGCAAACCAGCAAGCTGTCTGGTTTTCGAACTGCCAAGGAAACCAGCATCACCCAAAAGTTTGAGAGCGTTGTCAAAGTCTTGGTTCGACAAGCGGCCTGATGGGTCGGCAGCACGGGCAAGCTTCATGGCTAGGTTGATGCGAAGCGTTTGTACCCTACCCAGAGTTCCCTCTAGGCTATAGCCATTTGCAAGAGCAATGCGACGCAGCGAATCCGCTGTGGTTGCCTCTCCCAAAGATATACCTTCTTTCAAATTAGTGGTGAAGCTTTCGGTGCCCTCTATCTTTTCAGTAAACCCGAATATTTGGTCGATTGTACCGCCTTCAGATATGAGACCGCTAATACCGGACTGGATTGACCGAACAATGCCGGAAGTCGTATCAAGTTCAGCTTCATACTGGAACAGACGCTCCATCAAATCCGCTGCATCTTTAGTGGCACTATAGGTGCTTGTGATTTCAGACGGCTTGTGGCCTTTGCTCGTAAGAAATTCTGAACCAGAAGGTTGGGCACTTTCGAGACCCATATCTGGTTCTTTTTCAATTTCCACATGTGGATACATTGCGCGAACCTGTGCGCCCACATTACCAATATAAAAGTTCTTTTCGTTTTCTCCGCCAACCCGTTCCAAAACTGTACCCATTCCAATTACATCGTTGATTGGAGTTGCGAAAGTTCGGTCTAGGCTTTCAGGGCGATAAGGTGCAAGGTATGAGGCGTTAATCATACTTTCAACCTGTGTCTGGGGGTTTTTAGACATGGTTCGCGAACTGACAAAGTTACTGTCGAGCAGCATGTGGCTTCCAGATTTGTAGCCCTGCTGAGTGGCAAAAGTGTTGACTAATTCTGCTTCAGCGTCATCTTTGAGGGGTTTTATGGTAATGGTAGATGTGTTTGGACTGTCGGGTATAGCTACAGCTATGCTGTTCTGGGGTACACCTCTACCTTCCGTTACTCTATCTAAAGCACTGTCCAGTATGATATCACGCGAAGATACATCCGTGCCTTGATTAAAGACACTAAACAGGTCATTAAAGTATGGAACATTGTTGAAGTTTGGAATTGCACCCTTTACAATTTTGGTTCCCGGACCTGCTTCTCTAGCACTACGAGTTTCGTGAACATACGCTGTGTAGTTTATGTGGGATGAGTTTAAATAGTTTGCCCATTCTCTGCCTGCACCTTGCGGGTCTGCTTTGATGGTATTTATAACTGTTGTTCTGTTTTGAGGTTTCGACAACCAGTTGTTCAGGTTATTCATTTCTAGGTCAGGACGACCTTTTTCAAAGGTAACCCCAGAATTGTTCCAAGGAAGAGTTACGCCGCCAACTACTTTTGTTTCTTTGGCATCTTGCATCATGCTGGTTAAATCGCCAAGACCGGTTACGTCCATGCCTGCTTTCTGTAACGCAGCGTTAGCTAAAGCTGGGTTTTTTGCAGAAATACCTGCTTTAAAAACATCTAACCACGCATCCCGTGTCTTCTGCTCTGCTTCTCTATCTAGCTTTTCTCGTTCGGCAATAGCTTTGTTTTCTGCAATTTTGCCTTCTATTTTTGCGTCAAAATAGCCCTGCGCTACGGGTACTAATTTTTGTAATACTTTACTCAACCCTTTCATTCTTCAGGCTCCTCTTCACGCTCAGACAAAAAACCACGCTCTTCTACTGGTTCCTGACCTGCACGAATAGCTGCATTGATTGTTTCTTGCATCGCCTCGAACATTCTAGGATTGTTTTCGTAAAGCATACGCAAGAATGTCTGGTCATCAATTTCATTTTCACGACCGGCATTGTCATTTTCGAACAGCCGGTATGGTATGCTATTTTCTTCAGCTAGGTCTGCAATATATAGCCCAAGAGGTGCTTTTATAAGCATTCCTACATCTGGGCTAAATATTCCGTCTCTAAATGAACGAAACACAAGCCCTTCTACAATAACTTCAATAGATACACCCACTAATAGAAGTTTAAACAGTTCTTGTTGTTTGCGCTCGTCATCTAGACGCTTTATCATATCATCTAAGGCTTCATTAGGGTCTGCAAACTTAGGTGGTTGACCCCAAGGCCATTGGGTATTATCTGACGTTAAAGAATGTCCGGGCGGGGCAGCCGCGAACATGTCCCCATATCTTGGGCTAACAGATGACATTATGCTATATCCACTTCTTTAGATTCTGTTCGAACTGAGGCAGCGGGGGCTGCTGCTACACGAGATACAGTCGGAGATGGGGTTCCAAGAGTACGTCTGCCTTGCTGCACGGTTAAGTAGGTTCGCGCAATGTCGGCAGTTTGCGGATTTAAGTTTGTGCGGCTTGCAAGACGGTTCACGGCGTTACGAAAGGCTTGGTTGTTCTCTCCTACAAAACGAGGTGCAGCAGTCCGTGCTGCTGTAGTGGCACCCGGACCCTCTCCTATTTTAATAAGAAAGTCTTGAGGTTTTCTTTTCTCTTTTTCTTCGATGCCTGTGAGGTAGCTTGCCGCTAACTTGCCAGCCGGAGAACTAGAACTCAAAAAGCTGTCGCCATATCCAAATATATCGCTAATAACACCGGAGGTTCCGTAGTCTTCCCCCATCCCTTCATCAGTTCCGAACAACCAGTTTGCAACGTTTCCAATTCCGGTTTCAATACTTCCAAAAAAATTTGCAACACTATTAAAAAAATCCATACTTAATCACCTCTTATATAATTTCTAGCCATCTGCCGATGGTTTCAAGTAGCTTATCCTGCTGTTCTTGATTGTATAGTTTTTCAGCGTTGGCATATTGAAACGCAATACGGGCAAGGTCGTGTTGGCGAGTCAGTGCGCTTTCACTCTTTTGAAAGTTCCAAGCCGCATCATCGCGATACTCTTGCCACAGATTGTTCATGGCGGTCATAGTCATGTTGTACTGGTTTTGAACATTCATGCGGTTGGTTTCGTTTTGGATAGCCGTGTTCGCAGTGTTAATTTCCCTGCGCCAAACGACATTAGATTGGTCAACCGCGAACCGCATAGAGGCGTTGAACTTTTGACGAGAATCTTTTAGGTTCGCGTTAAACTGGCTCATTGCATTTGTTTCAGATGTATTGAACTGCCGCATAGCAGCAACACGGTTAGCGTTCGCAGTGTCTACCTGTGCGCCTAGTTCCGCAAAGAACTCTTCTACTTGTAGTTCGTTTTTGGCGTTGAACTGACGACGGGCGTTTTCTTCAGCGGCATCCTTGAACAGCCCTTGAACCAAAGCGTTGTAGGTCAAGGTGCTTGCTTTTTGTTCGTTGTCCAAGTTTTTCAAATCAACAGAAAGCAGGGATTGTGCGTTTGTAACGGCAGCCGTCATGCGGGCATTCAAATTAGCCTTGTCCATTGCCGCGAACGTAGCAGCGTTAGCAAGGGCAGTTTGCTGCTTGTTGTTCAGGTTCGCTAACTGGATGGTTGCGTACTTGTTCGCATCTTGCTGGGCAATTGCAACCCCAGATTCCATCAGGGCCTGTGTCATGGCGGCGGCTGCCATCGAACTCGAACCAAGACCACGAGCCTGCATAACGGAACCAATTTTGCGAACCGCTGGGGCAGCCCAAGCAGGCATTGGCGCACCACTTTGCAGAGATGCCATTAGCTGGCCTAACTGGTACTGTGTGGTAGCCCGTGGGTCTAGCTGGTCTGTTGCTGCAGTAGCAATAGCCCCTGCAGAGGGGCCAGCTTGTACACCTGTCATATCAACGTAAGGGCCTGTGGGGGTTAGGGTTGCCGCTTGCATGGGTCCCAAACCTTGAACCCCTGTTGTGACATCTTGAATACCAGAGATTTGTCCAACCCCCGGAGCAACGCCAGTGGGGGCTGTGGTGGTTAAACCAGAGGTACTGGCAGTGGCGGTTCCGGCAGTCGGGGCTGCACCCACAGTCTTACCGGAGGTATCCATTATAGTGTCTGGAGTTTCCGAAATAAGGGTCGGGGTTACCGTCGGCATGTTCGTGGCGTTGCCAGCGGCTGCTTCTTCCATTTCTGTTACTATGTCTACCATACCCTAGTCCCTTTGCAAAACCTTATCCAACTTATCCTCGACCCGATGCAAGGCTTCCATGACTTGTCGCATATCATTGCGAACATCTTCACGAGTTGCGTACTCTTCGCGTGTCTTGTTAACCAAAATACTCAAGCGTTTCTGTTCGCCGTTCTGTTCCTTTAGGAACCACGCCAGACCAGCCACGAACAGGCCGATGAGCATATCGATGAGGCTGGTCATTTCCATCGCTTACCAACCAGCAGGTACTTTTTGTACGATAGGTGGGTTAGCAAGGTTGTCAATCTGGGTGTCCAGATTTGCCTGTAAATCAGCTTCTGTTTTACCCAGTGAAGCAAGAACCTTTTCTTTGCACCAGTCTTTTGTGATGCTATTAAATGCTACAAAGTTATCTGGGTCTAGTTCAGGGGATGCTGTACCGTATGATGATGCGGACAGATAGTTACCCTCTGCATCTTGCTCACTGTCACTGACAGCAGTGATGCGCCAGTGAATTGTTTTGATTACGTCTGACAAGCCATCTTCAGAAGGGGCTGTGTCTAATGTTGGGAAGTCCCATGTATATGTGTTAGCCATTTGTTTCTCCTTAATTAGCAAGCCATCAAGACACACGGCACAAGATAGCTGCCATCGTCATAGGTATGCGAAACGTGCGTTGATGTGACCTTTGCAATGGTCTTGCTGCGAACAATATCATCGCCCTGCGGCTTGGCCGTGCCGTCACCAGCAGACATCAGCAAGTCGCCTCGTGTCACTGTCGTGCCTTGTGCAATTCGGATAACAAAATCACCTGTCATGGCGATTGTCATGTCATCATAGTTGTCATCGTCTTCATCCCAGCTATCCATGACGCCAGCGACATTGACATCACCTTCGACAGACGAAACAGCCATGCGGTTTAGCTGTTCGTTATCTTCAGCAACGACTGTGCCGGTAACATCACTATCTTCAAACTGTACAGTGACGGTCTGACCAACGTCTGCATCGCCGCCGTATCCAGTTTTTTTCGGTATAATTCTCTGATTGCCTTCATCGTCAGTAATGACATAATCAAAGCTAACTTGTTTCCACTCGCACATTTCGTTGAGGTTGGTCATCACTGTGCCACGAACAATGCTCGTATCTTTTGAGCCATCGCTAGTTTGCGACCAGCGGGATAGGTGACCACCGACAAGACTGACTGTTGAGCCGCTGACGTTTATATTGCCTTCTGCCGTCCCGTCTTGATAAAAAGTAACAATAGCCCCATCGTTTCCCGTTCTGTTGAACGCAGCCGGGTCGCCGTTGTATCTTGCGGCGGAAAATAGTCCTAGATTAAAGGCATTGAGAACGGTGGCTGGGTCGTCACCTGAATTATTGTATGGACTTGCATCTGCATCGCCGCTGACAGTGACAGCACCGCTAGACAAAATCCGCATACGTTCTGTGTTGTTAGTGCCAAATATCAGCGGATTGTTAGACACATTTTTAAGAGTGCTTCCACCGCTAGACGCAAGAAGCTGAACAGTGTCTGTGTTTACTAGCTGTAAAACACCAGTGCCCCGAACATCAAGTTGAACACCTCCGCTTGGCGAACCCGTACCAATGCCAACGTTGCCGCTTCCCTGCACAGCAAGCAAAGCATTACTACCGTTATAATCTTGCACAACAAGCGCATTTTGTGACGATGTAGAACCACCACGAATGGTCAAACCCTCGCCTGTTGCGCTGGTGTTATAAATTATTGCTCCGTAGGCTCCTGAAGACGATGTTGATACTTGAAGTTTTGCATTTGGTGAACTCGTCCCAATGCCCACGTTACCGCCGCTGCCGATGCGGAGGCGTTCTGCGTCGTTCGTATAAAAAATAAGGCTATTAACCGTAGCACCTACTCTTGGGGCTGTCGATGTGCCGCTACCGGCAAGCTGGATAAAGCCTTCTGTGGCAGATGAGCTAAACCGCCCTACCAAATTAGATGCGCTATCAACGTGCAAAGTTCTGATAGGACTGCTAGTACCAATGCCCACGTTGCCGCTGCTGTCGATGCGCATACGTTCTGAGCCGTTGGTATATGTAGCAATAAAACCATTTTCACGATTAATTATATAATCATCTGCACCTATTTGAATAATTTCAAAACCATTGCCGGTTCCAGCACCGCTTGTACTGTCAGTGAGCCTTAAATTAGCACCACTTGTTCCTGTATCGTGAATTTGTAAAACATTTCCATAGCTAGTAGCTGGCGAACTCGTCCCAATGCCCACATTGCCGCTGCTGTCGATGCGCATTGCTTCTGTACCATTAACATCAAATTCATAGTTATAACCACTACCAATATTAAAACCTAAAGAGGTAGGTGAAGCTAATTGAACTGCACCTGCACCCAATGGTTCTACATTAAAAGTACCTGCACTTGTTTTAACTGATAAAGTTGAACTAGGTGAACTCGTCCCAATGCCTACGTTGGCATCTAAAACAATGTCGCCAGTGCCATTTGGGTCGATGGTGAGGTTACCGTTCGTGTCGGTGCTTGAGATGGTGTTGCCATTGATGTTAATGTTGTCAACGTCTAGGTCACCAACTACGTTAGCAGAGCCTGTGATTGTGAGTGTGGCAGTATCAATGGTTACAGCGGTAGAGGCATCAATGTCAACTGTGGGGGCTACAACTTCCAGTTCAACGTCTGCGTCAATATCGAGTTGACCGTCTACGCTAGAGTTGATAAACAGGGCTGTGTCCCGGAATTGTACTTTCTTGTCGGTTGCAACCAAAATATCTTCGCCCAAACCGTCAATATAGGCGGTTCCATCAAGATACATATCCTTGAACTGCAGGGAAGCGGTTCCAATATCCAACGTGTTCGTGGTCTTCGGCTTGATTTCTGTGGCACTTGCAATGAAATCTTGAACCGGACCAAGCACGGTAATCGGCGCACCTTCTGCTGCCGTGCCATCGTGGGTGTGGCCCGTTGACTCGTTAAACGCAGCTTCAATAGCGTCATACTCAGAATCTATATCTGACGCATTGATTATGTTCCCGTCTGCAATATTATTCAGCGTATCCGCTCTAGTATACCCGGTTCCCATTACATGTACTCCTGTAGCAATTTATTCTGCTTTTTAAGGTTGACCTCTGCCGGTATAACCTGTAGGTTTGTGTGTATATGCAGACCGCATACATTAGCACCCGCTAAAGGTATTATATGGTCTACATGCAAATTCAAATTAAATGTTGTATTTAGCCAGTTACAATGGTCGTATATGTATTTTATTCTACTTAAATTAGCCCACGCAGGAGTAGCTTTTTTCTTTCGTGCTCTTCTAATAGCAGTGTGATAATTTACAAGACCTCTATTATTACTTTTCCAAAGTCTTCTAGCTAAATCGTGTTTCTCTTTATTCCTGTTAGACCAGCTTCTATTAGCAAGCAATACCCGGTCTTTGTTTTGTATATATCTAGTTCTGCCTATTTTTGATGAACATACCTTGCATTTAGATTGTACACCTGTTTTATTTCGCGAACATTTATGGAATCCATCAAGAGATTTTACTGTGTCGCATTTTCTACAAAGTTTACCGTCTTCCATAAGTACCATATTCGAGCGTAACTGCGTCCAAAGAGTGTGGTGGGTTCGTTGAATTCGCACGGAACTGGAGCGAAACAACATACCCAGAGCCTACCATCTGGCTCTCAAATAATCGTTGAATTGTACCACCATAACTACCTGTTCCATAAATAGCGGTTCCATAAAATGCCGGGACGTTTGCCCCTGAAGTGTTGTCGAACACGACGGGGGTAGGTTGGATAATTCCCAACTCGTCAAAATCAAACAGCAGGTTTACTTCACTGAAGAAACTGCCATCTGGGTCCGTGTACAAAAACATCTTGTAGATGGTCTTGCGAATCCGGGGGTCGTTGATTGGGATGTACGGGGTAGCAAAGGTCGAATAAATCTGCGCCCCATCCAAGCTGTTTCCCGACTCCATCTGGTAAACGTATCCGGTTGTGTTCGCGAACACGATGGTTTCAATTCCTTCGTAGAGATTGCTACTGGCAACGTATGCCTTGAATCCCCGCAACTCTGCCCAGTTGATTCCCTGCTCCACCTGCGAACCGATGATACCCTGTGATGCGTCTGCCGAAAAGTTCGTGTTGTACCCAAGCAGCCTGTACTGGCTCTTAGGGCGAATCACCACACTGCTAAATGAGGTGTTGCGGTTCACGAAGTCGGTTACGTCATCTTGTATCGGCTTTGATGCAACAGCAAGGTTGAAGTCCCCCACCCTGTCGGTTGCAGACAAGCTTCGTATTCCATCTGGTCCCAAGTAAAGTACGTCCCCGCCAATCTCTTGAATTGTGTCAGTTTCTGTACAACCGGTGTCCAGAGTGATAGGCTGAAGCTGGAAATCCCCAATCGTATTGCCTACCAATCGCTTGATAGACCTCTCACTAAATATTATAAGCTGTTCTCTAAAAATAATCAAGCCCGTAATTGCACTTCCGACATTTATTGTTCCTGCGCCACTTGCTGCAGAGAAATCATCGTAGGTGTAGGGGGCTGTAAACAGCAGGTTCGAACCCTTTGCAAAGAAAAGCTGGTTCTTGAAGTTTGCTACGTGGCCTGCGCCGTTACCGTCCGTAGGAATACCGTCGAGGGCGGTAAAGAACGTTCCGTCGTACACAAATGGTACGTTGGCCCCATCAACCCCTACCATGTAGTCGGTTCCGCTGTAGTTGAAGTTCACGAACCGGTGTTTGTCCATGCCGGTACGGTCTACAGAAAGGAACGTCAGGGCTGCGTTGTCTGCGGGGCTACTGTTCAGGGCAGGGTCGATAGCAAAGGTTGCAGAGCCGCTGGTAACTGTTGGGGTAGCTGTCAAGGTGTAGATTAGGTCTACGCCTGCAATCGTAAAGGTGTCGCCAACCTGTGGTGTTCCTGTGATGCCATCCACAACCAAGCTAGTTCCGGTTTGCGAACCACCGTCTACCAAGACAGTACCATAGTTTGGCGTGTTTATTTTTGTCCAACCGGAACCCGTCGATTTAAACAGGTCTGAACCCCGTGCTGCAATCACTGCGCTTTCGAAGGTGTGTACCCCTTGAATGATTCCAGAGCCAGATACAAAGGTTAGGGCATCTTGGTCAGAGGGGTTTACGACCATCGTTTGGTCTAGGGTCAAGGTAGCCCGTTTGTTCACGGAACTAAAAGAGACACCGCCAGATGCAATCGTGTAGCGGAACGACAGAACAGCATCATCTGCGGGTGCTACTGTAATTGCCGGAGTGATGGTCAGGGTGGATGCCGTACCTACGAGAGCGGTTGCGGCACTCACTGTGTAAACTGTGGTATCCCCAGCGATAGTAAATGTGTCGTTTGCAGATGGGGCAACATCCAAGCCATCTACGTTTAGGCTCGTTCCTGTTTGTGCTGCGCCGTCTACAGCCCCGCCAGCAAGAGAAAACACGTCGGTTGCGGCAGGTGCAGTGTAGATGTTGCCGACAATCAGGGTTGTGCCGCTCTGTCCGTTACCGTGAACCAGTGGCGCACCATACGGGGGAACGATGTCCGGGTCGTACTTATCGTAGCCTTGAATCGAACGATAACCACCCTCGATAGATGGTTCGTAATTACGAAGGATACGAGCCGACCCCGGAGCATTGATACCATGCTGCAACGGGGACATGTTCGTGATGAGGCCACCTTTAAATTCGATGGCGTATGTTTGCCAACGGTCAGGCATGGGCTTACGATGCCCTCATGTAGATGTTTTCATTGACCGTTACTGTTCTCATCTGTTTAATACCCTCGTCGAACTTGCGTTGTGAAACCGATGCCATCTCTAGATTGTCACGGAACATGTAGGCATAGTACATAGCCCCATCGATGATTACATGACGAAACCGCTCTGGAATTGTCGGGACATCCGTATTAAGGATGAGGTCAACAGGGTCCATGAAATACTCAAAGTCTACCTGATAGGCTTTGTCTGGCATGGGAACCACGCCCCACTCACCGTTTTGGGTACGGAACACACGCTCTGGAACTGCACCTAGAGCCGTGTTGGTTTCGTCCTCTTGGTCGATGAACCGGTCTATATATTCATCGTAACTAATCTGAGTTAGGTGTTCGGCTCTGCCTAATCCCAACGCTGCATCTCTGCGAACACGAAACGTATCAAAATCAACGTACTTTGCCTGAGACGGAATAGGGTATCTGGTAACCCCTGCAGTTAAAGTTTGCTGGTATGTGTTGTGATTGAAAGGCCAGCCAAAGTGCGCCTGATTGATGTGACGAATAGAGGAGTTCACAGCCTCTTTGATTGCGCTGTAAAACCCCGTAGCTGACGCAAAGTTCGCAGAGGTTAGCTGCGTCTCATTTAGGCGTTTGGCAACATCGTTGGTTAAACTGAGATAATCATAGGCCATAGTTACCGGGTCCTTACTTTGAGGTTAACGGAGCGAATAGCTGTGCTGCCTGTGGTGTCTGTCATCGTACAATAAAACGTGTAGTTTCGGGTGTTTACTCCGCTGCCGATATTGATGGTGGCAACCGTGTTGGTCTGTGTTTGGGACACATTCTGGATGCTGTCCGTGGTTGCCCCGCCTGATGCGGTAGTCAGGTCCTGACCCGAAGCCAAAACTGTACGGGTAGAGTATGCGTCGGTCTCGACAGACCAGACGACTGTGGAGATGGTTGCAGCACCAAGAAACCGCGACCAGTCCATGCTATAGTCGAGCGTCTCTCCGGGGTCTTTGAAGGGCCATTTGTATGACATAAATTACTCCACGTAAACTGTTCTTGTAAAGCTGTTGCCGATACTTTCTACCGCAACAACCCGTGTTTCTTGGGGAACGTTGATTGTTCGTTCGTAAGTTGTAAGTGGCATTTTTAAGCTGCCCTGTCTATCACTGAGGTACGCCGTCTATCATATAGTTCGCGAACCGCGTTAAAATCGAATTGTACTCCGGTATAAGTTCCGGTTCCGACAGTAAAGGTTCCTTGTACACCCGAAATTCCAGCGGTGGTGTGAAGCGTTAAACTTCCAACGGCACCTGTGGCTGCTACCCCTGTCGCTATTCTTTCGGTTGGTTGGTCTTCTACACCACCGCAAGTTACTGTTCCTTGAACACCTGTTAGCGTGAGAGTGTTACTATGCTCAAGTGTTCCTATCGAACCTGTTGCAGTTACACTACCAAGTATTTCTGTAATGTTAACCTGAACTGTGTTAACTGTGCCTGTTGCACTCACACTGCCCAAAGCTTCAGTCGGCTTTTCTTCTACAGTGTTCACAAAGCCAGTGGCTTGTACTCCTGTTATTGGAGTATTGATGTTTTCTTTTACGGTGTTAACTGTACCTGTTGCTGACACGCCTACAACAGATACTTTAATAAATATGTTTACGGTCCCTATCGAACCTGTAGCACTAACACCTGTAGAAATACGTTCTGTAACATCTACTTCAAACCCGCCTGCAACGAGAGGGGCTATCGCACCAGTCGCAGAAACTCCAGCTATGCTTGCTGTGATATCTACTTCGCCGTATCGGGATGTGCCGTATATGCCTACCCCGTACCGCGCTGACTGTGCTATGATAGCCATAGCCGTCTACCTACGCAATGCGAATTACGGCGTTGCTTGCATCCGCAGCAGGGAATTCAATAGTCAAGTCACCGGCAGTTGCGCTAACAGTTCCGCCGAAGTCAATAACAGCAATGGCTGCATTACTAGCCGCTGTGTTGTAGATGATACAACCGTCTGCAGATACGGTAACGTCTGCAAACACTTCGTCTGTAAAGTCGACGATTGCGGTAGAGCCGTCCAGAGAAATAGTTGCACCGTCAAGAACCTGACCGCCCGTTGTGTAGTTGGTTCCGCTGGCTTCGTCGCTGTTGCCGGTTACATCTGAATAGTTGGTTGTGCTGGCGTTGTAGGTGCCAGTGGGGGATGCTTTAATTAGAGCAAGTTTCAAGGAATCGGTATCCAAATCATGGACACCACCAAGAACCTCTTGCTTGAAGCTATTACACATTGCAGTTGTAATTGCCATGATTTGTGTCTCCTAAAGTGAGGTTTCGAAATATTCTTCTA